TAGGCACTAGCCACCTCCAAAAATTTTGGATTAACCAGTAACAGTTCCGCCAGTTGGGCTGGCGATATTTGGATATGGATCTCCACCGACTGTTGTTCCGTCGTTTGTGTTTGGTCCTGCCACTTGTGTTGCATTATCGAACGCAATGCTCAAAGATACAATCTGGGCATCACTCGATGTATAATCGCTGCTATCATAATCAGCACTTTCTAACCAGCAACCATCAAGTACCCATGACTCGAGCTGCTCATTATTAGTGCCATCCAATGAATGTATTTCCATCGTAAACTTGTAATTGATACCTGCTACAGCACTTGTCTGTTCGAAGTGATTCATTTGTTTCTGGATTTGGGCGCCGACTGCTGAAACTACACCATTGGTTATATCATCGCGTAATATAAGGGAAATAGGCTCGAATGCTGCACGTTTTCCTGCAATTAATGCAACAGAGTTATAAGAATGTACTTCTACCTTTGCAAATGTCACCTTCGGGCGGGTGCAAGAAACTACGTTCTGTGTCATTGTTCGCAGGCCGTTATTTTCACCAAAATTCTGAAGAATAACCCTGAAACGATATTTTTGCTTTGGCTGTAAAATGCCAAGCTTATTTCCATCTAGTGGAATACCAAATTTTGCTAAATTTGCCATCTTAATCTCCTGCTATAAAAGCTAATACTATTTATCAATTTTCAGAAATTTTTTTTACCAGGGGTAATTCCGGCGAACTCAGTAATTACGTATGACTCTCCTATATCACAATTACATTCGTATGGAAGAATACCAATACCGTGATCTCCCCATGTTAAACCAAAGGAATTTGCTATGATCCATGATCCACCAAGAATAGTATCATCAAATCCTATAATTGTTACAGCATGATCTCTATATTTTCTATTATCGGATATATTTATTGGTTTATAAATCTGTTCCGAAAGGGATCCTTTTAATTTCCAGAGCATTCTGCCCATATGCAAACCTATAATAATGGGAATCTCCTGATTAAGATAGTCCTTAAATAAATCTACACTGGCCCATTTATATGATCCCAGTTTATATTGAGATGCTTCAGTAATTGCTTCTGAATTAGGTATTGTATTTACACGGTTTATATGGAAGGGCCATGTCTTGTCTGTGGCGACGCCATATTGTTGCATGGCGGCGAGCGCATCTGCTAATTCTACACCATTCTGTCCTACCCTATCCTGTAATTTTCTAGACATATAATACACATAGAGTCTAGAAAATCTCTCTGCCCTTCCTACTGATGACATAATCATCTCTGCTGCCAAGAGGCTGGCGGATGCTGTACAACACTCTATATTCTGTTGTGAAGGTAAATGTGAGATGTAATGTTTTAGATTAAGGGATAACATTCGATATTTATCGTCAAAAAGAAGCCGGCAAATTTTGCCGGCTATCTTATATCATTTAATTTTAAGGTGTTGATAAACTAGCACCTGTATTCTTAATTCTGATAGGAATGAAAATAAATTCGATTGCCTTGACTGGCTGAATTGCAATATCAATCCATAGTTCGTTTCTATCTATACGAGCTGGTGTGTTGTTTGACAAATCGCAAACAACCAAGAAGTCGTATAATGCACGAAGTGTGATTAATTCAGACAAGAAACGATCGAATGCATCCTTAACTGCCTTACGTGTTGTCGAATCGTTTGGTTCAAACAAGAACGGCATAGCAAGATTGTTAAGTTGGTAGCGCAAGTAGTTTTCTAGACGAACCACGTTGATACGATCTGTAGCACTTGAGAATGGTTGACGCGTTTTTTGTCCGAATACAACAATACCACCTGTAGGCATTGTACGAATTGGGTTAATACCGTTTTGATATAGAATATCGCGTTGACCTTCATTTAACTTAACGGGAATAAATTGTCCCGAAGAGTTTACATAACCGACCGCGCCTGCATTATTAACAATACCGCGCTGCAAACCTGCTGGAGCAAACCATGGATAAGCAACTTGATCGTTATATGCAATTGTACGGAGAGCCATGTGTGTTGGCGGAACCACTACATCTGTTCCATCAACGTTTGTGCTTAGTCCACTTGGATACCAAGCAGCAAAATACTTACTGGCCGATACAAGGCCATCAGCACCATTACCGAGTGCAACACTTGCATTAGTTGACCAATTCTGCAATGCTGTTCCTGTGGCTGACAGTGTGAATGGAGTATCGCCAAGAACAAATGCTGTATCCTTACGATCATCATTTAGAACAAGCATTTCATCAATTGCCTCAACATAACCAGGGGCTGCAATTAAGTTGAAGAATAAGTCTTCTGCGCGAATTTCTTCATTTGAAGTAATGTCAGACTGAATTGCACGAACAATCATGATGTTCTGTGCGCCGGCGCCCATATATGGAACACCTGCTGCATTGTTACCCGAAACATTAACCCAACGACCCAAAGAACCGCTGTTTGTATTATCTGGAGATGCTGTTATGCTATCAAATACATACGGAGTTTGCCATTCCTTAACATTGTCTGTTGAATAACGTGTATTCCACAACATGAATCCCTTTGGATACAAGTCTGCATCTGGTGAATCTGGGTCCAAATCCGGATTGCCGGCGCCGCCGTTATACTCACCAGTACCACCCTGTGTATATAGTGGGTTTGGACGAGCGTCTGTAAAGATAATACCATGGTTAGATGTTTGATCTGTATTATCGACTAGAACCCATGCAGAGCCACTCCAATATTTTATAATAGGATATGGTTCAGCATCTGTATCTACCCAAATATCATTTGCAATAAGGACCACAGCAGGAACGTTATCTTGCGGATCACTTGACTGTGCATATACTGTTGGATCTGCCGGATTTGGTGGCAGATCAACGAATGTGAAACCTGGTAGGTTAACGTTCTGCCAGCTGCCGGCGCCGTCTGCTACAAGAATATCAATAGTTACCTGACCATTTCCGTCAGTGCCTAATTCGGCATTAAACCATAGTTGGCCAGTTACTGGACCTGATGTAGGAACGGTCTCTGAGCCAATGACAACTGCCAATGGAGCCCAAGGACCGGATACACCGCTTGACAATCTAAACTCTAATGAGTTTGTAGTTGCTAATGGAGTTAATCCAGAAAGTACAGGCTCAATGTAAATTTGTCCATTTGATCCTGTAGCATTGGTACTGTAATAAGTATTTGCTGCGGTGTCGTCAGCTAAGATTGGGGCCTCAACTTGCACAAATTGTGCTAAGGTTGCATCCATTCTGCGTAGAACAAGATTTGCACCTTGTGCTGCTGCGCCTGTTTTAACCCAATATTGTTGAGTTGTTGTTACTACTGTTAGGTCTGGCCATACAGACTGGATCGTTACATCAGAGAATGCTGTAACAGTTGCGGCAACTAAAGCGACCGATGGTACTGCCGAAACAGTAAATGTTGTTAAGCCGTTAACCAATGTAATTACTGTATTAGCTGCAAATGTTCCTGTACCTGCGGTAACTGTTGGGACCATACCTGCCACAAGACCTGCTGTTGATGGGACGGTAACAACTGTACCAACGGAAGATGCACCTAGCGCAGCCGAAGTATATGCTAGATTTCCAATCTGTACCCAGCCTGTAGATGTTTTAGTCCAGTATGATAGTGTGCCTGATGCTGTTTGAAATACAACTGCATAATCACCAACTACGCCATCTGTTGGGACAGGAACGTTTGCAACACCTGTTGCGAAATCATAGATAAAGTCTGGTGTTACTGATGTCCAAATTTCGTTAGGGAATGTACCTGCACGAACAAATAGACCATATGCAGAACCGCTCGACGATTCATCAAACCAGTATGTGCCGGTTGCTGCTGGACTTGTTGGCTCAACTGGGGTAGGTTCAAGTTGTGTTGTATTGATATCGGCGCGAACAATTCTAGTTAGATTTGACAATCCGAGGTATGAATAAGCAGCCAATAGACCGTATTCATTTAGTGGATATCCGTTTAATGATGTACCACTGACAGAATAAAAAACCGGGTCGCCAAATGTCTGAACTAAATCTCGCTGGGAGGTGATAGACCAAACTTTTCCAGCATTAGCTTTTGTTGTGCCTGGTGCTACTTCTGTTCCATCAGGTGTAGATTTGTCCTGTTGTGTAGCAATGAAAATTAGGGGTACTGTGCCTGGGCCTGCTCCAACATTGATGCTCTGATCAATGACTGAAATACTTACGCCCGGTGATACTAATGTAGCCATTATGATTTAACTCCTTTGGAAGAATTATACTTCTTGTTAGTTGTATTTATCAGGGAGAGAGTTAAATATACCGCAAATGAAGCACCAGAGCTATAATATCTTTGATACAGCTTCATTAACTTGACTATTTAGGAATTCTATTGTGCCATCATTATTTAGCTCAAAATCAATCTTTGACCCCACCCACGCCCATTCACTAAAATGTGCTGTAGAATATGTCTTTGTCATTGCTTCCTTAGCAAGGGAATTTCCCTTATTTGCCATTAGCGCAGTCTCATACCACACAGGTGTTGGACCACGATTAATTCTTATAAGTTTTCCACCGTGTTCTTGAATGAACTTAATTTCATTAGGGAAACGAACATCACTAATAACAACGTGTTGATCTGGGTTCTTTCGAATTCTATTCTGAACAGATATAAACCATAAATCTTGGTGGAAATTATTCCTTAGGGCATCTGTCCCGATACGCTGCAGGGCAAGTCGTGGACTGAAGGTAGGCATGTCAAGTTTTTCAGCCCACCATGGATCAACAATCTCTCGCCACTCCCTTGATTCTTTTGTATCACCCTCAAGCATATTGCGTGGCCAGTCAAACATTACGGCACAAGCATCTTTAAGACTAGCTGCGAAACTGTCCTGCCTAAAGCTGTATTGATTAACAAGCTGTGAAGCGACAGTTCCCTTACCGCTATTAATAAATCCAAGTAAACCGAGAATCATAAGAAAACCCCTAAGTTAGTTTAAGTAGTTATACAAGAACTGCTTAGGGGTTAACTATTTTTGTTAGCCAATCACAAATGAGTATCCATCTGAACTTGTAACCAGATCAAGCAACTGTTTCTCAAGTTTTTCAATCTCGGCCTGTGCTTCTTGTTTTAGCGCAGCACCATTCAATTGAACACTACCGTTCGGCCCCGGAAATCCTCCAGGAAACTTATCTCTCGCCTCACCCAGTATATATTTAGCTATAGCTGTGGCGTAGGAACGCAGCCAAGGACCTGTATAAGGATCATTGATTAAATCATCTTCTGACTTTCTTGCATAAACGCGAACAACAACTTCTTCATCTGCTGTAGGTCTACGAATAATTGTCAGCTTATGATTATTGACATCCCAGGTAAAGTTCAATTGACTTGCGAACAGACGTTCTGTCGTCTCAAGGAATTCACTATAAAGATCCCAGGTTGCTAATCCACCCGATCTATTTGGTTGTAGCAAATAGATATTATAAAATGCAGCATCGACCGGGTCAAAATTTACCCCACCATTAGTG